CTGCGTGTGGCAAGGGATACATGGCCTGCGGAAATTGAAAAGTGGGAGCATCTGAAAGGTCTTACTTATTCCGTGGCAATCGGAACGGAGGCAGAAAGGATTGCAGCACTAAAGCGTCCTGCCCACTTGTACTTAATCAATCGTGAGAATGTGGACTGGCTTATTACCAAAAGCCATCTCCCCTTTGATTATGACATGGTGGTGATTGATGAATTATCATCCTTTAAGTCCTATGCAGCAAAAAGGTTCAAAAGCCTTCTAAAAGTAAGACCCCGTGTAAAGCGTATGGTAGGTCTTACGGGAACACCTTCCGGCAACGGACTTATGGATTTGTGGGCAGAGTTCCGTGTGCTTGATATGGGTCAGAGGCTTGGAAGGTATATTACCCATTATCGCAACAATTTCTTTGTGCCGGATAAGAGAAATCAGCAGATGATTTTTTCTTATAAACCAAAGCCTGGTGCGGAGGATGCTATTTATAAGCTGATTTCGGATATTACGATTTCAATGAAGTCAGCAGATTTCTTGAAAATGCCGGAGTGCATTATCAATGAAGTGCCTGTTGCTTTATCGGAAAAAGAGTGGTCAGTATACCAAGCCTTAAAGGAAGATATGGTGGTTGACCTTAAGACAGAAGAAATTGATGCCGTAAACGCTGCGGCGCTTTCCGGAAAATTGTTGCAGATGGCAAACGGTGCAGTCTACAACGAAGAAAAAGAGGTCATCCGTATTCATGACAGAAAACTGGATGCTCTTGAGGATTTGATTGAAGGTGCCAACGGTAAGCCTGTACTTGTTGCATATTGGTATAACCACGATTTACAGAGAATCAAGCAGCGTTTCTCTGTAAGGGAGATTAAGACCTCCCAGGATATCAAAGATTGGAACAACGGCGAAATCCCTGTTGCAGTTATCCACCCTGCCAGTGCAGGACATGGTCTGAATATCCAGTTTGGTGGCTCCACGATTATATGGTTTGGGTTGACATGGTCACTGGAACTGTATCAGCAGACCAATGCCCGCTTATGGAGACAGGGTCAGAACGATACCGTGGTCATCCACCATATCATTGCCAAGGATACCATTGACGAAGATGTTATGGCGGCACTTCGTAAGAAGGAAAAAATTCAATCGGCACTGATTGATTCCGTGAAAGCAAGAATCGGAGGTGCTGCCCATTGAGTGACCCTTATGAAAATCTTGCAAACAGCATCGTTCTGTTAGCCGTAAAGGACTACAGAGATGCACTAAAAAAACTGAAAAAATGGCCGAGAAACGAGGCCGCCCAAATAATGAAAGCCGAGGTGGAGAGGTTCTTCCGTTCTGCATGGTATAGAGAACTTACCTCTGTTGATGGGGAGTATCTGATATCAAAATTACAAGCGGAGGTGGAAGAATAGTGAAAGTAAAAGAATATTTACGTCAAAGCTATCGCCTTGACCAAAGAATACATTCGGATCTGGAGGAAGTGGAGCGTTTGCGTGAAATGGCAAGCAGCGTTTCTTCCCCAAGATACGATATCGACCGTGTTATGACTTCTCGCAGCAACGATGCCCCTTT